CATTCAGGCTGTTCGTATGACGCTGCCCAAGTGCTACTTTGACGAACTCAAGTGCGCTGACGGCATTGAAGCCTTGCGGCAGTACGAGCGCGAATACGATGAAGACAAGAAGGCATTCCGGGCGGCTCCCAAGCACAATTGGTGTTCGCATCCGGCCGATGCCATGAGAATGTTGGCTATTGCGTGGCGCAAGGAAATGCCAAGCAAGCCAATTGCGAGTGAGCGTCCATTGATTGTGGGCAAGAGTAACACGGCTACGCTTAACGACATGTGGGCGTCGCAGAAAACAAAGAGAAGGGCTAGACTATGAGCGGCGTAAACAACCCATATCGGTATATGTACGAACATGTTGCGGTGTCCCAGACCGCGCAGGTTCTTGGCGGCACGGGCGGAGTGGGCGACTATCTGCACCGCATCGTCTGCACGGTCAGCACGGCTGCGACTAGCGCTGTGCAGATTGTTGATGGGACGGGCGCTGGCGTCCTCACGCACACCGTTCTGCCCAACAACGCCACTCCCGGCATTGGCGTCTATAACATTGAACTCAATGCCGTGTCGGCCAATGGCGCGTGGAAGATTACCACGGGCGCGGGCGTCGAAGTCATGGCAGTCGGCATCTTCTGTGCGTAATAATTTTATCAAAGGATAATACAATGGCAATCGACCCCCAGAGAATGGCTGCTATCATGCAGAGTATGAAGATGGCAGCCCCGGCTGGCGCGCCTCCGGGCGGCGGCATGATGGCCCCGCAGGGCGGCGCTCCGGGCGGACCGCAGGGCGATGGCGTTGTGAAGTCAAAGATTTCCGGCACGGTCATGATGGCCCCGGGCGAAGGTCAGCAGGGCGGCCCTCCGGCTCCCGTGCAGATCAACGGCGACATCCGGATCAGCAAGCCGACAGTCGGCGGCCCGCCGAACATGGTGCATATCGAAGGCGAAATCACGATGGCCCCTCCCGGCGGTCAGGCCCCCGGCGGCCAGCCCGGTGCCGCTCCGCAGGGCGCTCCCGCCCCGCAGGGTATGCCCCCCGGCGGTATGCCCCCTCGCTAAAGGACTAAGCCATGCCCATAGACCCCCAGCGCCTCGCCCAGCTTATGCAGCGTATGCAGCTTGCCAACCCCGGCGGGCAAGGCGGACCGCCGCCTAGCAGCTCCTTTGGCGCTCCTACGCAGGGCATGGCTATGCCCAACGCACCACAGCAGATCGGCGGCGGTGGTATGCCTCCGCAGGGCTACCCGATGCAGTCTCAGGGTATGCGTCCTCCCATGCAGCGTCCGAACGGCCCGCCGATTGGCGGCCCTCCGATGGCTGGCACTGGCGGCCCGACGCCCGGCTTGCCCCCTCGTCCCATGATGCCAACGGGCGGGATCCCCCCGCGTTAATACGACCTTAAGGAATTAGGCAATGTCTTACATTCTACCGGCTGGCGGAAATTCTTATAAGAATTATACTGCACTGGGCGCGCCGCAGCCCACTGGCGGAATGTATTCATCGTCGCAAGATTTCGGCTCTTATTTAAACAATAATCACCCCTTTGATACCAGCAGCCAGAATTATCATCCAGCTGCGTCAAGCAATCAGCAGCAGTACCCAAGCTACATGGCGCAAACGCAGCAGCAATATCCAAGCTATATGGCGCAACAGCAGCCAATGCAGCAGCCAATGCAGCAGCCAATGCAGCAGCCGCAATACCCTAACTATATGGCGTTGCAGCAACAGCAAAAGCAGCAATTTGCTAACTATATGGCACCGCAACCGCAGCAACCTCCACCGCCGACGAGCGACAACACTTTTGGCGACTTCATTAACGCTGAAGCAAGCATTGGCGCGCCAAGCCCTAGCCTTAATATGCAAAGCGTTGGTTCAAATGGTTTAGATTTTGGTATGACAAACGATCCTGTTGAACAAGCTAGAAGGCAAGCACAACAGAGAATGGATTTTCAAGCGGCTAATCCGGGGCAATCTATGGATAATGCTCTTAAAGGATTAAACGGGTCAGTATAGGAAAGTTATTAATATGGCATTGGAAAAAGTCGATTCGACTGTCCAGAAACTTCTTGGAAGTATTCATACCTACAACAATGAATACAAGAAGTGGGAAGCGCGTACCACGAAGATCATCCGCCGGTTCCGGGATGACCAAGGTACTGGCACGGGCATGACGAACGAGGCCGCGCGCTACAACATCCTGTGGTCCAATGTTAACACGCTGATCCCGGCGGTTTATTCCAAGATGCCCAAGGCCGATGTGTCTAGGCGTTTCCATGACAATGATGCCGTTGGCCGCGTTGCGTCTTTGCTGATTGAGCGCGTTCTTGACTACGAAATCGAACATTACCCTGATTTCCGTTCGTCTATGCGTCATGCCGTGGAAGACCGCTTCCTTGGCGGTCGCGGCGTGGCGTGGGTCCGCTATGACCCGCATATCAAACAGCAGGATGTTCCCGAAGATGGTTACCAAATCACGGAAGACGTTGAAACGGGCGAAGCCGACGAAGCCAAAGAAGGCGGCGACATCTACAACCCCACCGCCGGTAATGACGGAACCCCTGAAGAAATCGACTATGAGTGCGCCCCTACCGATTACGTTCATTGGAAAGATTTTGGCCATTCTTGCGCGCGCACTTGGGAAGAAGTAACTCAGGTCTGGCGCTGGGTTTATATGTCCAAGGACGCTGTGATCGAACGCTTTGGCAAGAAGGTCGCCAAGAAGGTATCGTTTAACAGCAGCCCGGACGGCCTGAGCAGATACGGCCAAAAGGAAAAGTCGAACGACAAGGCCAAGGTTTGCGAACTGTGGGACAAGGAAACCGGCAAGGTTTACTGGCTCACGGAAAACTCTGTGGACCTGCTAGACGAGCGCGATGACCCGTTGGAACTGGAGGGCTTCTTCCCGTGCGCCAAGCCGCTGTATGCTACGACAACCAGCGACAGCCTCATTCCGGTGCCTGACTTCATCCTGTATCAGGATCAGGCTAACGAACTCGACATCTTGACTGACCGCATCGACGGCCTAGTCAAATCCTTGCGCGTCCGTGGTGTGTATGATGCTTCGCAGCCAGCACTACAGCGTTTGTTGACTGAGGGTGACAACAATACGTTGATCCCAGTCGATAAATGGATGGCCTTCAGTGAGAAGGGGGGGCTTAAAGGCAGTATTGACCTTCTCCCCATCGAGACGCTGGCCTCCGCGCTCATAAATTGTTATCAGGCCCAAGCCAACATCAAAGGCCAAATCTATGAAATTACAGGCATTTCGGACATTCTTCGCGGCGCTGGTGCAGCGTCTGAATCCGCCACGGCCCAGCAGCTCAAGGGACAATATGCTGGATTGCGACTGCGCGCTATGCAAGAGAGCGTTGCTCTATTCGCAAGTGAACTCCTCAGACTGAAGGCGCAGATTATCTGCACTAAGTTCCAACCCGAAACTATCCTGCGTCTAGCTGCGGCTGACCAAATGGCGCCTGCTGATCAGCAGATGATTCCGCAAGCCTTGCAACTGATGCAGGATAGCCCCCTTCGTTCGTTCCGTGTTCAGGTCGCGGCTGACAGCCTTGTTCAGATTGACGAAAACCAGAACAAGCAAGAGCGCATGGAGTTCATGACTGCGTTCAGTAATTTGATGCGTGAAATGGTGCCAGCGACCCAGCAGGTGCCTGAAATGACGCCGATGCTCATGGAAATCATTAAGTACTCGGTTGGCGGGTTCAAGCAGGCCCAGACTATTGAGGGTACGATTGATATGGCTACTCGCCAGCTTGAGCAGAAAGCGGCGCAGGCGGCACAGAACCCGGCACCGAACCCCGAAGCCATTAAGGCTCAGGCCGTGTCTCAGGCGGCGCAGGTTAAGGCTCAGGCTGATATCCAGTCGCAACAGGCCCGCGCTCAGGCTGACATGCAGATCGAGCAGATGAAGGCTCAGATGGACGCCCAGATGGAGACGCAGCGCCAGCAGCACGACGCCCAGCTCAAGATGCAGGAGCTAGCTGCCCGTGAGCAGTTTGACCGCTGGAAGACTGAACTGGACGCGGCAACTAAGATCATGGTTGCCCGGATTGCGGCTAACCCCGGCATGGACCTGCCGATGATCGAAGCCCAACAGGCGGCCACCCAGACCATTACCGACGATCTGGGCCATAATGTCCGCATGGCGATGGACCAGATGACCAACGCCCATAACAACATGGCGAACATGCACGGCGAATCCATGCAGAAGCTCCATGATGTCCTACAGGCAGCTAGTGCGCCCAAGCGGATTGTCCGGGGTCCAGATGGCCGGGCCGTGGGTGTTGAGCCTGTACCGGGGGCACCGCAGGGGATGATACAGTGATTACGACAACTAAAGGCGACATGGACGAGGCGCTGCTAGAAATGCGCGAAGGCCAGTTTGAAGACGATAATGAATTGACCAAATGGGTTGAATACTGGGACGGCGATGAAGTGGTCCACCGCTCAGTTCATGTCCATCTTAAAAAACCCATGATTTCCGTAACTGAAATTGGAGGCTTCTCGTGAGCAATACTCAGGCAATGTGTACGTCCTTTAAGGGCGAAATTCTGTCGGGAATTCATGCACTTGGCAC